TGTTGTTGTTTCAATATTGTGATCCATAAATGGACCATTCTGAAAATCAACACTTGTTAGTGTCCAGGATGTATGACCTGTTCTAGCTAATTTTTTTACAGGATGATTAGGATGACAAATATACATAACATCTGCTGATTGTGCATATTTAATATCAAATAATTCTGCTTCTAAATATGGTGAACTAATTTCATAAGCTGAACCACCAGATAATATTTGACCATTGTCTTTATAAAATCTTATGTACTGATCTCCAAACTCTAACATATAAGTTTGTGTTGTACTAAACTCAAAAGGAATTAATCTTGTTTCTTTAGAACTATCTTTTACTTCTGCTACAAACTGTGTACCACTTCTTCTTGCTGCACTTCCATGTGGAAATACAATCATGTTTTCTAAAGTCTTACATCCTGTAGGATATTTTTGTAAATCATTTCTACCATCTAATCTTGGGGATAACTCGCCACCTGTAAAGTTCGTTAATTGAACAGCAACTCTAGCCATGGGTTAGTACCTTGCGTTTATAAATGAAGAAGCTCCAACAACATCTGATTGACCATTATCTGGATTTGTATTTTGACCTTCAGTAGCATCTACAAATCTTGCTTCTTTTAATTTATCTTGAAACAAAGTGTACATATTAGAAGCAACAGGATTAGAAGATGTAACTGCGTAGGCAATGTCAGCAGCTAATGCAGCAGAGATTGTTTCTCTTAGTAACTCATCATATTGATTAGGATCAGCAATTCTTGCTACATATTGTATCTTAACTGTATCATGATTTGCTACAATCTTTCTACCTTCAATCTTATAATCATAATCATAATTTAAAATTGTTAAAACTCTCAAGCAATCAGCAGGTAAAGTAAACTGATAACTAAAACCCCATGAAGGTGTTTCGGTATCTCTAGCTAGTTCAACTCTTTTAATTAAACAATTCCAAGGATGAGATCTAAATAAACTATCTCTAACTTGTGTGTATCTTGCATTGCAAAGTCTTGCATTCTTTGAATCTTCTGTAAGTGATAATATTGTTGATGCACCAAGTTGGTTTAATGCTCCATTACAAATGTCTACTACTGATGCCATACTATTTCCTTATTATATACTTTCGCCTTATCTGTCTATCTTTTTCTAAAGCAAATATTTCTTCTGTTGTTCTATATTGTTTTGTGTCAAAACCATAATGATTTTTACCATCATTTTTAAATCTATCTACTAACACATATCTATAGATATGATCTCCTTTCTTAAAATGTAATACTGTTTTTAATTCTTTTATCTGTTTTGTCATGCACTCTAGGGGGTTTCCACTCTCGCTTCCACCCCCTAAAATTCTAGTTATTAAGCTTCGTGAGCCTGTACTTCTACAACTTTAGCTTCTTCCATTCTAGTCGCACCGAATGCAGCAGAATAGTAAACTTGAGTTGCGTAGCCTTTATCAGATCTCTCATCGATTCTAGCAGTTGAATCTTTACCAACAGCTAATGCAACACCATCAGATACGAAAGCGATACATTTTCTTTTGTTAGTAGCGATTGCTAGTCTGTTAGACACAACGAAATTAAATCCTAAGAAAGAATTTACATCGCCTTGTGCTAAAGCTTTAACTGAGTTGAAATCACTTGAAGTCACTTCAGTAGTTCCTAACAAATCAGAAATTTGTTTTGGAGATACGATGATGTGTCTTGGTAGTGATGGGTCAACATCAGCTAGATCAATGATCTCTTTCGCTTGTCTTAATTTAGCGATAGTTAAACCAGCAGTTCCAGCTTCAACGATTTTTTGACCAGCAGGTAATGCAACAGCAGTACCACCAGCAACACCTGTGTCAGATGAACCGATTGCAGCAGCGATGATAGCGTCATCCATTGCTCTACCCATTGCATAAGCAGCAGCTTGTGCATAGCTAGAAGTAGGATCTACTAACATTCTTACTTTATCTAGATCATCGATTAAGTCTGCAAACTCATAGTCAACAAGTGAAACTCTTCTTCTTGAGTGAGGAGTATCTGCTTGTGGAGTGTCAGAGTGTCTAGTTGTTCTTACTGTAGCAGTAACGCTTCCGATTTGATCGAAAAATGCGTTCTTACCAGTTACAGATTCTAATCTTACTTTATCTCTAAGAAGAGAACCTTTTTGTTGTGACAACATTTGTACATTTGAACTATATTGTTCTACAAATGCTGTAGTTATTTGAGTTGACATATTATGTCTCCTTCATTGTTAAGTTAATGTTAAAACAAAACAGAGGAGTTCTCAGAAATTCTGGCTTCTCTTGGATTTAAAGTCTTTTAGACTACAAGTCTATTCCTTGTTGTCAGTAAGGTTCTTTCGAATTGTCTTACTTTTCTTAGGCGAATTTTCATCCGCCTTAGAAATCCATTTATAATATTCTTCGCAGATTGGCAAGGGATTAGATTTTTGATTCTCTGATCCACTTTCTACTACAATACGAAGAACTTCTAATTTTAATTCTTTGTTATCCATTGCTCATAGTTCTTAAAGTAAATACTTGCTGTACTACTTTATCATGATCTGGATGAGCTTTATTCCAATATGGACCATCTCGATCATTAACAATTTTACTAATCTCAGCTTCATAGTCTGTACCTTTATCTACGCTTTCGCTTTCAGTACCAACTAATTTATCTTCAGATAAAAGATTAGCAATGTTTGCAAAGCCTTTGATAACTTCTGGATGATCTCCTAATCTTGTTCCATCTTGAAGTTGTAAATCTAATATCTCAGTATTCATATTTGCTTTAGCAACTGATCCTGCTTTCTTGATATTATTTTCATAGTTACTACCCCACTCTTTACGAAGTTCAGCTTCAGCATTTGCTTGAGCAGTCTCAGTATCTATTCTTGATTGTTGTGCAGAACCTTCCATAGAATTTTTATAAAACTCCAAGATACCTTGTGCTTGTTTATTATTTAAACCAAGTTGATGAGCATTCTCTGCAAAAGATTTTATTGCACCTTCATCTAATGGTACAACATCTGAGTTAGCTTCTAATTGATATTTATCTGGTGATTCTGGTCTACCAAGCTTTCCATAAACTTCTTGCCATTGATCATCAGTTGAGTTTTCATTTGGTATTGCAACTTTATCTTGACCAATCATTCTTGTAGCATTGATATAAGATTTAGCTAACGCATCTAATTCAGTAAACTTTGCAATGTTTGGATCTTCTCTAAACTCTTCTGAGATTGCTTCTTTCCAAGACTTTGCAACAGTAGGTACTGGTTGCTCTATTTGTGTTTCTTGTTTAGGAGTGTCTGTAGTAGTTTGTGTCGTTTCTTCTACAGGCACATCAGTTTGTGTTATCTGTTCACTTGACATTCTTATTCTCCTTTTGCAGCATTGATTTTATAAATAGAAGTACGCTGCGTTGACCTTCCATATATGCACTCTCATGGCTATCACCTTTTACATTAGTGGTAGAATGATAATGACATCTTTTTTCTAAGTCAGACAAAACCTCTTTGCCTTCGTCTGTATTAAAAATATATTGATAATTTTCTCTAAGTTTTTTTACTAGATTCTCTAGCTGTTTATTTGATTCCATAAATTATTCAACATCAGCGTTTACTAAAGCTTGTGCTTCTTCTGGTAATGCTTTTGCTAATGGTGCTACTTTTCCCCCTGCTTCTGCTAGTTGTTGTACTTGTTGCATCTGTTGCATTTGTTCTTGTTGTTGAGCTGCTTGTTGTCTTTCAGCATTCAATTCAGATTGTGGTTTTAATATTTTTTGTGGAACACCTACAATGTCTGCCAAGTGTCTAACGAGTTTATCCATATTGATATGATCGAATACTGGAGCAACATTAGATAAGCTACCTAATATTTCTATTGCTCTCATAATAGAAGATAACTCTGTAGACTTTTGTGCTTTAGCTAATGGTGATACATATTCTATTTCTATATCTTGACCTGCTAAAAATTCTGGTGCTGGTCTAAATAAATTCTTTCTAAGTATTAATGCGAATGCTCTATCGATTAATGGTTTTAATAATTCAGATTGAAGTCTACCTAATACTGGACCAAGTAATCTCATCTTCTCTTCGTTCCTTTGTATAACTTCTGTTGCTGTCATTTGTGGACCACTCTGCATCATTAATTGATTTACATAAAAAGCATTTCTAATTGAGTTTCTTCTTTGCTCTTCCATGTTTAAACCTAATGGAGTATTTGCTCCAATGTTTAATGGTTCAATTCTATCTCTAGTTCCTGCTCTGTAAAAATTTAAACCACCAGGTACAGTTCTTACTGGTAACATAAAGCCATCATCTGGAACTAATAAAGGTGGATCAACTTGTTTCTGTGCAGACTTGATTGTAGTCTTTGACATTTCATTTAGCATCTTCACGTCTGGCAAAGCTGTCATTGCTGGAGATCTACCATAGATTTCGTGTGATGCTTTTAAATATCTTGGTACTACAAAAGGGAACTCTCTAAATCCAGATACAGATAATTCATCACCAGATTCTGCGTCTAGGTATACAGATTCAAAAGGCATATTTTGTTTATCTTGTTTCTTAGGATCAAAGTCAGATCTAGGATATACTGCATGAAGTATTGATACTTCTTCG